GAGCAGGTAGATGGGGTCAGCCCCGAGTGCCACAGCCAGGTTCAAGGCTCCATAGCCGGAGTTGTTGCCGTGGCCTATCCCCTCATGGCTCGTCAACGGGAACTCTCTCAAGCCCGAGTCATAGCTCTTGTAAACAGGCACCACGAATATATCCGAGCGGAGTGAGGCCGTGTAAGTCAGGAGCCAGACCTTGTAGGCCGGGGTTCGGTTGAACTTGTCCAAGACGTCCTGCCCCAAGGTTCCCTCCAGAATCCAGTGGAGGTAACGGGTGTCCATGGAGAACACGATGGTGGGGTCAAAGAACTCATAAGCCCGGTTGACTCCGATAGTCCGGCGGCCCTTGAGCCGCTTCCAGTCGAACCCCCGCAGGGACGGGCCCCCGCCGATGACGAAAGCCGGTTTACCGTGCCAGGCCCCGTCCGGCAGGACTTCCGAGAGCAGGCGGTTTGTTATGGCGAAACTCCTGAACAAGGGCGGTTGAGGGAGCTTGCTCTCCCAAGGGATGGTGGGTTGGTTCATGGGGTCATCATTATGGGCTTGCCCCGCCGAAACAGCTTGATGAGGTCGTCCACCTCCTTGATTCCGGTCAGCTTGCCCTTCAGATAATCCGAACCCATGTTGTAGGAGTATTTCCCAATGGACTCGCTCTGGAGGTAGTGGGTGTAGAGGGAGGGGTCGTTCTTGTCCTTCACCAGCATGATAACGCAGTCCTTAATCCACTGGGGCACGGGGCTCTGCCCGTAAGTTCCGATGATTCGGATGTTGTTGTAGCCCCTGGGGAAAATGCCCTCCGCCTCCACCTCACTCAGCAGGTAGTCTAGCTCGACGTCCGTGGCCGCACTCTCCGGCGAGATGTAAATGCTGTTGTGGTCAAAGGCATACCAGGACGGCTCCAGTTCAACCCCGTAGATATAGACGTGGCTAACCGTGAGGATGTTGGCTTTGAGGGGGAGGAAGATTCGGTTCTTGCCGTTCCCGTTTATGCGGATGTCGAAAGGCTTGGGGTAGTATTGAGTGCCAAGGGCGGCTTCAATGATTTCTTCGGCGGCCCGGATGGCCGCTTCTTTCTCGGCATCGGTCATCCCGGACGGCCAGTTATCAATGTCAGTGTCGCAGATGTAATGGCCGCAGTAACCCATGGAGCCCTCCTAGAAAGAGGGGGGGCCCGGTGATTCTTTACCGGGCCCTCCGTCAGGCTTTTAGCCTTCCAAGTAAGTGCTTCAGCCCTGTTAAAGTCTGCTTGCCTTACTGGGGCACGTTCTCGTCGATGAGGTCTTCAGCGGCACTCGGGATTCTCGGCATATCGCACTTGATGTAATCGACATACATCAGCTTTGCCACGGCCTCTCCGTTCCGGATTCCGAATCCGGGGTTGAAGGTTCCGTAGCCTTCGGGGATGTTGGTCGTGACGTAGCCAGCCGCCACAACCAGTTGAGTGTCGTCCATGACGAACCACCGCACCGTTCCGGCACCGTCCCAGTGGAATCCTACCCTGCCCCAGTCCAGGTCACTGACATCTATCCCCGTGTCCACCAGGACTTCCGTCCCGAGAACCGACGTCCCGAAATAGAGATTGTTCTCATCATCGGGCTTGAGGAAATAGATGCCGTTTACGGACTGGCCAGCGAAGTAAGAGTTCTGGTCAATAATCCCGGCCCAAAAATTCGACTCCAGGCCATCGCTGACTTTGCTCCGGAACTCGAAATAGAGCGGGTAGCCTCTGATGATGGCGAACGTCTCTACGGAGTTCACGAGTTCATCGCAGTCGTTGTCGGCGGCGTCGTTGGTAACCAGGAGAACCCCATTGACGAAGTCAATCAGGGCTTCTGTGGCGGCCCCACCACCGGCTTCAGTGGTGGTGATAGTCCAGTCGGCGGCGTTGTAGCGGAAGAAGTCTTCCTCAAAACGATGAGCGTCCGCTAGCTCATAATACCGGAACCAGTCCCACTTGTCGTGGTTGATGTGGTAGTTGAGGAAGAAAATATCCCGGATGAAAAGCTCCGGGTGTTGGGCACCTGCTCCAATAGCATGAGGGAATTGCTCATTGTTCATGTCTTGTCTCCTAAAAGATTGATTAGCCTTGCTTTCTTCATGGTGATTGAGCCCTTGATACCCGCTCGGGCGGCCATCCGCCGGAGAGTGTTAATGGGCAGGCCGGAAATGTCTTTCCGGACTACCGGGCCCGGCTGGACAGGCTTAACGGGGACAGGCTTCATCTCGAACGTCAGGTAGGGGAACCTCTTGAGTTCTTCAACGGCCTGGTCATTCTCAATCAGCCGGGGCATACCTCTCTCCAGCAGGACGTTCCCGATACAGGTAGCAAAGTGGTTCGTGTAGTTGTGGTTCGTTACGATAGCAGGCATAGGGCTCCTTATCGCCAATCAGTTTAGCAGGCGTGCTCCAGGCACCGCAACAGGACGACGGCGTCCACGTTTTCCAGGGCACAACACGTGCGGATGGAATAGAAAACGTAGGTTGCTTCGTCGGCGGGCTCCCTCTTGCTCTCCATCCGGATGTCTCTCTGGATGCCGATGATGAGGTTGTTTTTGGGGATGAGCAGGACGTCCGTGTAAACCCCGGCCCCCAGGATTCCGTCCGTGCTCGGGATGGCTGTCGGGTCACCCAGGTTCGTGGCCATCAGGGGCACGTCCACGATGGGAACCCGGCCAAACTGAGGTTGGGCGGTTCCAAGGAAAACGGAGTCTCCAAGCGGCGTTCCACGGGCACTCAGGGCTCCGAGATAGTCCTGGGTCACCAGGTCGGAGTTCATGAACACCATGTTCTTGAGGCCGTTGTTCGCCTTATACTTGGACGGCATGGTCTTGAGCATCATGTGGTATTTGAACTCCCAGTTGTAGGGAGCCGCCTGAGATTGCTCGGCAATCTTGTGGGCGAGAGAGAACGGGGAGCCGGAGGTGCCGCCTTCGCAGGCGTTGAGCAGGTGGGAAGAACCGGTCACCTTGTTGTAATAGGCTCCATCCAGGGCACTGTGGGTTATCCTCCATCTCCATCCGTCCCAAAGGCCCCGGAGGTCGTCAGAGCCGAACCCGTTGGCACCGTGAGTCTCGCCTATCCAATAGGACTCTTCCAGTTCCATGGCGATTTTGGCGGCTACAATCCGCATGAGTTGGTCTTTGTATTCCGCCTCTGTGGTAACCCCTTGCAGGTCTTCCAGGTCGTCATCGAAAACCGGGATACACCCCCGAGCTTTCTCAGACCTGAGTTGGATTTTGTTCTCCACCCACTGCTTCTTGTATTTGGTCTCGTTGAACGCTCCAGCCGGATACAAGAACCGGCCAGCACCGAATCCGATTCCCCGGATGTTTTTCTGCGGTTTTCCCATCCGCTCCACCCGAGCGTATGCCTTCATGGCGGATTCGTCCACCATGTAGTCAATGAACCGGTCGGCTTCCTCCTCTGTCAGGGTGATGGTGGGCAGTGAGATGAGGTTGAATCCTTTGCGGATTTTGAACTTCTCGAGCAGGGACTTGGTAGTGTTCATGGTTAGGCCACCTCATTGCCGATGTGGAAAGAGCCCCAGTGGTCTTCCACGTCTTTGTCGTCCTTGTCGTCGTCGGTTCCCTGTCCTTTGACAGCCTTGGAGATACCCTTGGTTTTTTCCAGGGTATCTATCCTGTCCTGGAGAGGTTTAGTCACTTCTCCCACCAGGCCCTTCACCTTGTCGGCCAGGTCGGATTTCTGGATGTCATCCTTTTCCTTGGCCTCAAGGGCGTCCAGTTTGCGGAGCCGGTTACGCACGGGTTCGGGCATATCGGCATACTTCTCGGTCACGATGGCGTCACCGAGCAGGGCCTCTATGATGTCCTTCGCCTTGGCAAGCCCCTTGGCTTCCCCTGCCACCTTCACCAGGATTTCCTTGAGCTTCTTTAGCTCCTCCATCGTGGCCTTGGACAGACGGGCCCCGACCTTCTCAATGGGCAACTCATCGGAGTCGTCCGCTTTCTTGGCCGGGTATCCGTAGGACGAATACCGGGCTAGGGTCTTGAGAGCGGCCTTGGCGTTGTCGTCGAATGCCTCACTGTAGGAGTTGAGTGTGCTCAGAGCTTCCTTGATGGCTTTAGCGGCTTCGGGAGTCAGGGCCTTCGCCAGAGCGATGACCTCCTCCGTGATTTCCGAATCCCCACAAATGGACTTGAGAAGTTTGATTAGCTCGTCCATAGCTTCTTGTCTCCTTTTGATGATAGCGAACTTCTTGCGGTTCGCCGTCTTGTCCACGAGTGAGATTTCAGAGATTTCGATGTCCTCTAATTTTCGTGGCATATAACCACTCCATCATAATTTTTTGGGACTTTAAACGTGGCGGGTGACCCCGTTGAAGGGCGTCTCGAGCCTCACGGCAACCTTACAACATGACCGCCGGACGCCCTGGCCGGGCTCCGGAAGGCATTTGCGGGTTCCTGATGTTGACCCGGTTCGATTGAGTATATAAGCGGCGTCTAACTGTTTGTCAAGTCTTTTTTTTACGAGTGGGCCCGTCCCCCCATGGAAAAACCTGTGAGGGCCCCTTCCTCCACCAGTGTCCAGACCTCATCGTTCGTCACTTTAATGGTCATCCACCACGAACCGGCCTTGATGGTCTGGTTCCCTTTGCGGGTGTCCTGCTCCGGCTGGAAGCATTCCAAGATAGGGAAGAAGTAAGCTACCCCCCTGTGCATGACCTTGATTCGATGAGTGTCCTGGGAATACTTCATCATAAACAGATACATCGCCTTCTCGATTTCCGGCGTCACGGTATAGTCGCCCTGGGTGTCCACGGTATCCGGCTCATAGACAACCCCGCCGACGACGTGCTGTTTCTTATCCAGCTTGAGGAAGTGGAACTCGAACTTCGTGACCTCCGGCTTCTGATTGTCGGCGTCCGGGAGCTTCCGTATCATCCAGACCCTAGAGCCCTCTGCTACAGGAACCCAGGCCCAAAGGAAGTTACCCTGAAAGAACTGCCCATCGTCGAAATGGAACTTGAACGCATGAGGCTCTTTCTCAGTCCCCCCGGAGACAGAATAGACGTCCCAGTTGAACTTATCGAATCGAATCATAGCCCCCCACTCTTTAGCCGTTGCTCCGGGGGAGCCCGGCTCGAACATCTCCGGGCCGTTGGCCCCGGCATTCATCCACTCCAAGGGCCCCCGCACTGTCTCGGCCTGGACTTCCCCGGCACGGGGTTGTTTCCACGGGGCCCTCAACACCCGCTTCCCGGCGAAAAGCTCCGGGAGCTTATCCATGCCTGCAAAGTTCCCTATGAACACCTCTCCGCCTTCCCAGTAGTCCTTCCCGGCAGGCCGGAACCGCAGGTCAACGTGACACCCGTGCTCCCCAATGGCGTTCTTCAAAAGGGTCTGGAGCTTCCCCAGGTCTGAGCGGGCGGAGACGACCTCCGAGCGGATGGCCGTCAGCTTCTTGGCCTGCTCCTCACTCAGTCCCATGATGTGGAATTGAGCCACGACTGTGCCCGAGTCCCCTTCCTTGAACTCGATGTTCCCGAACTCCTGGCGAGCCTTCACCACGTCCACTTCCCTGATAACCGTCTGGATTCCGGGCGGCGGGTCATAGCCTATGGGCTTCTTGAATACGTTTAGCCCCTGGACGTCATAGGCATAGAGCACTTTCGCCTTGTCGAACCCCCAGTTCTCCGCCTCAGTGTCCGAGATTTTATGCTTCGGAGCCAGGGCGGTGAACTGTTTCTGAGTGATGAGCTTCGGTTCCTGGAGCTTGAGGGTGCCGAGAACGTGCTTATCCTCCACCAGGAACAGGTCACGAGCCAGGTAGCCCTTCGGAATAGGCCGCTTCTTTATGATGACGGTCTTATCGCCGTCGGCTATCATCTGCCCGTGCGGCACCACCAGGTAAAGGCCGGGTAGTTTCGTCTTCTGGAGCAGGTTCGCCTCCTCAGCGATGATGACTACTTGGTTAGCGAAGTAAGGGGCAGACCTGTCCTTGTCGATGTCGATTACACGGGCCCCGAGCCATACGAGCTTCGGCCCCTGCGGGATTATCTCCTCCACCCCGCACGTGATGATGTCGCCTACCTGAGCCTCCAGCTTCGAGTTGAAGGTATTCCCCAGGTTGACATACTTCTTGCCAGCATACTCCGTCAGGTTGGTATAGACCTGGTTCCCTCCGGGCAGGAGTCCGCCAGTATAACTCCAGTTCCCCCCGGTCACCTGCTTACGGTCTAGGACGATGGCCTTGACTTCCAGTTCGTGCTTTATCTTCGCCCATTCACTGGTGGAACCGTCCGTGTCCCATCCACCCTTGAGGGTCTTGATGACAACCCCTTCGCTCTGCGGCAGGCGGCCAAGCCTCTTGAAGGCACTCACCAGGGCGGCTTCGTTGCTTACGATGTTGTAACTCGTCAGCCCGAAGTGCGGGTCACCCTTCAGATACTTGGCGAAAAACTTCTCCAGGGCGGCCCGGCGTTCTGTGAGCGGCCTCTCATGGAGGTCTTCCCCTAAGTAGGGCATATCGAATATCGTAACCTTCACCACGTCCCCTTCCCCCAGTTCCGGCTTGTCGGCCATGAGAGTCATCAGCCGAATCCGGGGCAGGGCCCGGCCATTGTGCTCAATCCCAGTCGAGCAGTCCAGGATGAAGTCCTGGGTGATTTTCGCCAGGGCCGCAGTGACGTCCGGCAGTTGCTTCGTCCTGTCCACGTTGCCTTCCGTCTTCAGCCGCACCTTGTTGCCTTTCTTCTCCAGGATAAACCGGAACCCGTTGAGCTTCTCCTCCACGTCCAGGGGGTATTTCCCTTCGAGCCAGTTCTTTATCTGGTCAACGGAGAACGCTTCCGTCAGCCCGGCCATCGTAGGCTTAGGCGGGGTGAACCTTCCGAAGGGAGTCAGCCCGGCCTTTTCCACGGTAGGCGTCCGCTCCCAGGTAGCCAGCACTTGGAAGCCTATCTTCTCGACGTTCCAGGCGGGCAGAAGTTTCTTCACGGCCTCAACAGAGTTGAATGACTGCACGTGCTCTATGCAACCCCTGTCCCCCAATGGGGCTATAATGACCGTCTTCTTGACGGCCAATCTCTCCATCTCTTTCGCCAGGGCGGGGAGGTCGGGCAGGTGTTCAGCCACGTGGATGGCCGTCACGTTGTCCCAGGACAGGTCTTCATACGGCAGGGGAAAGGCTTTCAGGTCATGGTTATCCACGGCCAGGCCCCGGCCACGGCTTATCTCCAGGCCCACCGGGTCAACCTCAACCCCCCGGCGTTCGGGGTGTTGGCTCAAAGACTTCAGGAACCCCCCGGCCCCACACCCCAAGTCCAGCACTGAGCCGGTTACCAGGGCGTCCGTGGCCGCTTTAGCGGCGGCCTGCATCTCCGGGCTATCCTCCATCGTCTTGTAATCGGCGGAGGTCATCTTCTTCAGGTCGTCTATGAACGTCTCAACCTGCTCTTTGGTCGGTTCCTTGCCACAGATACCGCCGATAGTTTCCTCATCCCCGCAGATGAGGCACCGGGGATGGCCGTTCGGGTGAGTCCACTTGGCGGGCTTGAACTTATGCGGCCTTTGGGCTTCGGGCGTTTTCTTGTTCTCCCGAATCCGTTCTGTCTCAGCATCACACTCGGCACGTTGAGCCTGAGACAGGTCTTTGTGAATCCCCACCTCATCCACATCCACGGCTTTAGTCTCTGTCTTGGGCCGGAGAACCAGGTCGAACAGGGGCAGGAATGAGGAGTGAGGCCCCCTTGGGGCATAGACGAAGTGCGGCTCCTTACCGGTCTCGTGCCGGAGCAGGCGGCCAACCTTGAGTTCCGTCCCTTCATCCCTCTCGCTCTCCGGGGCCCGGATGATGACGTCCAGGTCTTGGGCGGACTTGGGGGCTTTGACGTAGGAACCCCCGAGACTTATAAAGCTCTCAACGATGACGACTTCCCCCAGGCGGGGAACGTCCAACCCCCAGGCAGACTTCGCCACGATGAACTTCATCACCTCAAAGTCCAGGACGGAGTTCGTAGTAATGGTCAGGGCCCGCCTCACCATCTCACGGCGGAGCAGGATATATTTGTTCAGGAAGTCCTGGCGGGTAAGCTCCCCTACCTGTTCGACAGACGGGGTTTTGAACTTCGGGTAGAGTTGGATGAACCGGAGCCTCATGCTGTAAAGCTCCCGGTCAGGGGCATCGTGAACGGCTGTGCTGGTAACTTCTTCAAGCCTCATGGCTCACCTCCACAGGATTAGGGCATAACCTTTCTAGGGGCTTTGTATAGGGACACCCCGCCTTGAGACACCTCAAGACGGTCTTCCAGCCTTGCCTCCGGTATCCACAGCAGGCTTCCTTGATGAACAGACCGGAGCCGCACAGTGGACACTTCCCTGGAGCAATCTTGAATGTCATCAGTAAGTATAAGTAGCCCGGTCACTCCAGACCTTGTCGAACTCCATCGTGCCGTCGGCCCAGGTGATGGCCAAGATGTTGTTGTTGGCATCGTAGATAATCTTCTTTATCCTCCAAACGGCACTTAGGAACTTGTTCTGATTCTTAGCGTCGCACTCCCCGATATACTCCTGCCTGTCTTGGGCATCGTAGCTGATTCGGGTGGCGAACTGGTCGGTGGAAAGAAAATACCAATTTCCCATTTTAACCTCCTATCTCGATGTCGTCAGGTCGATATGGAGCCAGGCCCAATCAATATAGAGGGCCATCGGGTTTATCCCGACGGTCTTGACAAACGACATTACCGCTGATGTCTCCCTGCCTGGCCCGGTCGGGATATTTGCCGCGTTGGAGCCTGCTGATACCCCATTAATGAAGAACTCTGCCAGTGTTCCATCGGCGTTCACGACAATTTTTAATCGCGTCCACGCCGGGAACGGCACAACGGCTATGCCCGTATCTATTTTCGTTCTGACAGAGTTACTGGCCGTGCACCGATACCAATTAGGGGTTATGCCGACGTCCGTATACTCAAAATAAGCCCCATCAACATTGTCCCCTGAATAGGTATCCCCGAAGCCGACCCTAACCGCAAAGGTGTCTCCCGGCGTAGAAAGTTGGGCTGGCATGAGGTCGGCTTCAAACGTGTAAACACCCCCGCCGAATAGGAATGAATTTGCGTATGGGCTTCCAAGTAGTAACGAGGAGTAACCTATGGCCGTTGTCCCAGTATAGAGCATAAGTTGACCGGGACGGGTTATGGATGGAGGAACCCCTACGCCATCTGCCCCTGCGCCATTCAGATATCTTTGCCAAATGCCGAAAATTCCGCCGTAACCTGGAGAAATAAAATCCTCAAAATTCCACCACGTCTTGAGGTTCTGGCCTCCTGCATAGTAATCGAGCTTGCGGGTGAATGGGTTATAATACCATCCGTCGATTTGTCCTTTCATGTTTTTCCTCCTAATAAATTGTTTCGTTATAGGCCGCTCTCATGGCCTTCCTTTCCTCTCGCCCAAGTTCCACGGCCTTCAGCAGGTTCGGGCGGCCCCCCTGCTGGAACCCTGCGGCGGACAGGAACTCCCATCCACGGCCATGGCTTACAAACCAGGCGGTAACGTCGTGCCCCTGAGAGGCCGTGCTACGTTGGCCGGGGCCAGTAGGCATCCAGAACCAGTAGAGGCCCTTGGCGGCGTGTTCGCCATCCTCTCCGTCGTTCGAGCCGTAGAGCCCAAGTCCCATCAGGGCTAAGGTGCCTGGACTGGTGCTCCATCCCCTGGGCCAGGGAGCGTTCACGGAGTCCATCGTGCCAACCCCGTGCAGGCAGGCTAACCCCTTGCCTCCTAACTCGTTCTGCAAGGCGTCGGCAAAGTCCCCCGAGTCATGGTAGTAGAGTTGAATGTTTTCGTTCGGGACTCCATGAGCCTTGAGCCGAGCGATAAGGGCCCGTTGCAGGGTCATGTTCCCGTTCTCATTGGCGGTCTCGAAGATGACGTAAGGCAAATAGGGCAAGGCCGTTTCTATCTCCCAATCCAGTTCGCTGTCTGTGGCCATCCCACCATAAGGCTCCAGGCTGAAGATGACGGTTATCTTGCGGTCAGCGAATAGCTTCAGCCGCTCCCGAACCACGGCCTGGTATTCGGCATCGGCGGGCTTCCAGCTAATCCAGTAGGGGTTGCCGTCTTTATAAACGTCGTCTAGGAAGAACCCGAAGCCCCTGACACAGTTCGTCCCGTCCTCTGCTATGGCGTTGGCATAGGCTACCGTGCCTTCCTGGGTGAACTCATCATTGAGAACCGTAGAGGGGAACCCTAGCAGGGCCCCTTCCCAAATGAGCGGAGGGTAACCATCGGGCACCGGGATATCGCACTGGGGGATAGGCGGCTCCGGCTTCACGTGGAGAGTGCAGACGGTTGTCGGCTCTGTCCCCTTTACATACTGAGCCGGGTGAGTGGCCGGGCAGTAGTCGTTCGCCACTCTGGCGGCTGTGCCTGGGGTGTCCGGGAATGCGTTGCACACATCCGCCCACACCTTGGGGGTAGGCGGCTTCGGCGGGCAGGCCGGAGCCATCAGCAGGGCCAGCACCAAGGCGGCCAAGAGGATTCCAATGCCTAACCCGATGACAGACTTTAAGGCGGTTTGCGGTTTCATAGAATCCCTCCTATGGAATGAAAGTAGGGCCGGGCGGCCCGTCATGTTCGGCGGGTTCCCCTACCTCACACTCTTTCTTCACCCAGGTTACTTGGTCACCGGGGCGATGTTTCTCCCAGGCGGCTAGGAGCTTCCTAACTAAGTCTTCGGCGGCCATCAGGTCGGAACTGTCCTGCCAAAACTTCCTTGCCCACCGTTGAACGAATCGTTCTTTGTCCCTTTCGAGCTTCGTCATTTACCCTTCCTTTTCCAGTCGGGAGCTAAGGTCAGCACCATAGCCATCTCCTCCCTGGTTATCACAGCCTTGGCGGTCACGTCCTCTATCACAATATTCAGAAATTTCCGGCCTTCTTTATTGGTCATGTGTTCAGCACTTATCACCTTAAAGTTTCGGTTCGTGCAATCCACAATGACCTCCGATTCTATGGGCCCCGTGCTGTATTTGGATTTCCATAAAGCTAACTCCTTAGCCGGGTCACGGTTGGCACTTGGCTTTAGCTCGAACCGGACATTTTTGTCTATGCTGAATCTAAAACCGGCTATCTTCTCTTTCGTCGAAAAACTGGTGATGGTCTTATCAATTGGGATGATGTCTCCAGGCCGAATCGTGGTTAATTGCTGAAAGACCGCCTGTCTTTTTTCCGTCTCAAAAAGAGTCAACCCTCTGTAAAGAGTCGTGTTGACGGTCGGCGTCGAAGTCTTAAATTTCTCGAAAAGCCCCTTGAACACCTTGCAGTTTTCCTTCATCAGCAGACTGGGATATTCGCCCGTAGCCATGGCCTCTCTCATCTGCATAAATTGGTCATAAGTATAATCGCCTATCACCCGAGCTTCGTCTGGAGTTAGGTTATCATCCGAGAACTCCGGCCTGTCCTCATACCCCGGCTCGGCGGCCTCCGCTATCACCCAGGTGCATTCGCAGTTCGGATGGAGCGGTATCATCCCCTCTGCCTCCTCAATGGAGAACGTCTTGCCGTCGTTCGGCAGACACTCCGGGCAGGCTTCCGGGTCAGCAACCCATTCCACGCTCTTGATGTTGTAGTCCCCATAGGACGTCAGAGTTCCCTGAGAGGCGGCCCGGCTTGTCTCCGTCCTAGCAATAACCGTCGAGCGGTCTGTCAGCAGGCGGCTTGCGTAGGAGTCGGCCCGGTTCATCGCCGTGTTGAAGTCTAGGCCCTGCTCCAAGAGCTTATCCTTGAAGTTCCAGACGGCGGTTCCCTGGCGTTCGTTGAGCCCGATGATGGGCCGGATTCCCCTGGCTATCTGTGGAACGGACAGTTCACCCTTCACTCCTGCGGCGATAGCGGCAGAGATAGCCTTGCGGGTCTCATTGTCCACTGAGGTAATGAGCTTAGAGGTTATCTTCCGGGCGGCTTCGATTTGCCTATGAGTGATAGGGCTTAGGGCCCCTTCAGCCTGTTTCTCAGTCCGGACGGCCCCGGCAGTGACAGTCGTCAGAATGGCAGGGGAGAGAGTTTTCTCCCCGGCTTTCCTCCAGGCTTCCACGTCGATAATATTTCGGAGGTCGTCCAGGGAACGTGCTGAGGAGAGCCGTGCGGCAGTCTCACGATGGACGGTCTTGAGCCACTGGAAGGCGGCCAAGTGCACTTTCGGGCGGCAGGCGGCCACGACGGCCCTGTGGGCTCTGAAAGCCAGCTTCCGAATATCATACCGGCTTTGGTACCCGTAAACCCGGAAGGCTTCGGCGGCCTTCTCCAGTAGCTCTACGTTCATGCTCAGTGCCCTCTGCCTCCTGGGACTCTACTCATTTGGGCGAACGGAGACAGCACGTGCCCCGGCCTTTTCATCATCTCCTCCTCCCGTTTGTTGGCTCGTTCAATCTCCTCCAGGGAAGTCTCCCGCACCATGGCCACGTTATCAAGTGGGGCCATCAGGTTCCTGCCGGAACGGGTTCTGAAACAAATCCAGGTGTTGGGCTTCTGCTCTCTAGCCATAATCTGCATCAGGTCTTGGATACTCGGCAGAGCTTCACAAATAGTGGTCAGTTCCGGTCTCTTGAAATAGACGGCATAATAGAGCTTGTCCTT